ATCCCACTCAATGTTGAGGTTAGGGATAAAGTCATCACCGTAACGCTCAAGCAAGTTGCGTAGCTTCTCAAGCGTAGCTGCATCACCATTGACCATATCAAATCCAATGTTAGCTACGTCCTCTCCTATAACCTGTTGAAATAGTTTAGATAGTACTTCCTGTGCTATGTCACTACCTAAAGGCTGCTCTCGTTTAATCTGCCCAAACAGGCTACTGTATGAGGCTTTCTGTGCTGTAGTCAGGGTAGGATTGTCAGACATAAACAATGCCTCAATCTCATCTGGCAATACAGAACGCTCATACCTGTCCATAGCTGTGTCGATAGACTTCTTAATCTTACGCACATCACTACTGAACAGTCGGTCAGGACACTTAGAACCACGATGGTCATCGTAGAACTCCTTGTCCATCAAACTTCTAATCAGTGCTAATTCCATTTACATTCTCCATATCTGTCGGGTTACGATATTTCAAGTCATCTTTCAGTCTGAGTACACGAACATCGTTTACGTGTCCTCGTAGTTCCTTTGCCATCAGCAAAGTCTTGGGTAGCGCATCGGGGTCTAACGCTATCACGGCTGTCGAGAACTGTGCAAGATACCTTTTATGCGATTCTTGCAGAGATGTTCCAAGAAGCGCAACCCCGACAAAGTTACCGTAACCAACAACGGCTGCACTCACACAGTCCTCAACAACTATTGCGACTTTACCACAACCAGCGGTATAAGGCAAGCCACTTTTTCCATATCGTTTCCATTTAGGTAAACGGTGCTTAGACAGTGACCTGCCTGTAGCATCTACCATCTTACCTTCATGCATGACAGGGAATACCACACGGCTTTCCTTTACGTCATACAATAAACCTAATTTATCTATATCCAATCCCCACGTATCACACCACCTGTTCATGTACACATTACCACGATGGGGTATGATGTATGTAGGTAACTCAAATGGTGTAGCTTCAGCAAACTCTTGGGCATTGCCCATACCAGTCCTGATGTCATCGACTGTGAGGTGAACACGAGTGCCACCCTTCACGCCACACGACATACGATAGCAGTTCCATACCAAGCTACCCATGTTGTTGGTCACAGTAAAGGTACGCTTACCACAGTTAGGGCAAGGCATTCTCTTAGTATGACCGTTAGGTATATTTAATTCACTAACTATATTATATATGTTCATAACTATATCACTTTCTCTGCGGCAGTTAAGTGCTTTTACCATGAGATTTACGTGTTGTCAATGCATTATTTGCAGAGGCGTAAGTATTTTTCATGTATGGCTTAACTGACTGTGGGTTAGTGTGTCCTGTAACCGACATGATTTGTCCCATAGGTACACCTGCCTCAACCATCTGTGTTGTACCTGTCCTTCGTAAGTCAGACAGTCTCAGTTCATCAGACAGTCCAGCTTCTCGCATGACAGCCCGTCCAGCTTTGGACAGTCTCTCCATACTGTAAGCGTGGTACTGCCCCTGTACGGGGCTTGTACGAGGAACAACGTACTGTTGAAAGCCAAAGTCTTGCTCCTGTTGTGTCAGCATCTCAAGCAAATCATCTTCTATGGGTAAAGTTACCTCTGCCCTACGCTTAGACTGCTCAAGATATAGCTTCCTAGCTTCCAAGTCTAGGTTATCCCACGTCAATAGACGCATGTCACCTAGCCGCTGACACCACTCGTATGCCATGTGTACTATCAATCCGATACTACGCCATTCAAATGTACTATATGCAGTGTCAAGGAATTGACGCACATCATCCTCAGTCCACACCACCTTGCGTTGTGGTGCAGACTTACGCTTAACATTAGCGAATGGATTAATGTTGGTATACTCCATCTCAATAGCATATCTGAATACGATAGATGATACAGTGCAGACATGGTTGGCGAGGCTAATACCCCGCCCAACCCAATCTTCGTAAGCGTGTTTGGCTTGCTTACTTGTGAGTTCACAAAATTTCACAGAGCCAAAATCGTTTACCATGATACTAAGAAAATACTTATAATCCTTCCTAGTTCTGCTTCGTAACATCTTGAAATCATTGGAGTTATAGTACTTATCCACAAGATGTTTTACAGTCTTCATGCCGCTAACAACTCCTTGAACTGCTTGCTTTCAATCCACTGTGCTACCTTGGCTTCACGCTGAAACATATTGACAGCCTGTGTATCACCAGCAGTGTTACGTAGCTTGAAACCATTACGCTCATCAGCATAGGTTGCATAGTTAGTAAAGGCAGAGTACAACGCCCAAGCATTGTGTCCTCTGGTGTTAGCTTCCTGCTCATACAAGCGCAGCATCTTGTCTGCTGTCTTGTCTGACTTCAGTAAGGATTCAAGCATAGGCTTGACATCACCAAAGAAGATAGGCTTGTTAGCCCAGCCTTGCAGACGCTCAGACTGTGCATAGAAGTCCTGCTTGCTACGGTTAAGCTGACCAATGAACCTGTCGAGGCTAAAGCCACTGGTATTCTTGCGGCGTACCTTGTCATGCTCACCACGCACCATGCCATTGGTGCAGAAGAAGTCGATAGCACCGAACAGTACAGTGTTTGAACACGTACCGTCCACACCATGCAATGCAATGATGCGCTGCGCTACCTCAGTCTCATGCTTCGGGGTAGTAATCTTAGCCTTGACGTTAGGCAGGGTCATGTCCATCATAGCCCAGCCATTGTGATGAGCATCACGCCATGCAATGTTTGCACCGTCCACCTCATGTGAGGAGAGGTTCTCTGTCACTGTGTCCATGACACTGCGGAAGAAATCACCATGTGATGCACAGGTGAAGTCCTTGCCAACGATAGCGATAGGTTGGTTGGTGTTGTTGTCGATGACATACTTCTTGTCAGCTACACGAGTAGGCTCAAAGGTTACGTCAAAGTCTAAGTTCTCAGGGATATATTCTAACATGTGTATTCTCCTTTTAGTTTAAGATTTTAGCTAATATGTGGGCAACTATTTCAATAGCTATCCAACCGATTAAGTAGTCCATAAGTTATACTCCTTATTACATAAGATGTCAACCGTGTTCACGTACATCAAAGTTAAACTCATGGCGCAGCCTGTCTTTTGCATCGGACAATTCCTGCAGGTCATAGGCGGTAATAGCTTTCACGCCACCCATGTCAGGATATAGGGCAGTGTCTAGTATCTCATCCACCAACTCATATACCTTGATGACAGCAACCCTCTGGTCAAGAGACAGCTTGGCTATGCGGTCACGGCGTTGGATACGTTCCTTCTCACGCTGCGCTGCCCAATAGGCAATGCGTTCATCTTGTGTCATATTCTCTAGCTTCTTACCCATCTTCTAACTCCTTCTGGAACTCAGTCCATGCGGCATGAAATACCTCGTTGAAACTGTGGTAGTTGGCATCCTCAAAGGCAGCAGACGCTACCTCAAAGATGTCCTGCCCACTCCACTTGACTGCTTGGGATAACTGTATCCCTTTGATTTCATTACTATTCATGCTCACCTCCATTGCCTCTGCCTAGCCCACCGAAATACTGTGGCTTGCGTCTTGCTGTTTCAAATACACCTGCCGTAATGAACACACCTGCTATCAGCAAGGCATGTGCTATGGCACTGATACCGAACACAGTGACAGAGCCGACAGACATTCCAAAGATAATACACCACATCCATGCTAGTATCTGCATGACCAGATGCCGTGTATTTGTATCAGGTATGTAGGACAGTGGGTTGCGTTTACTGTCCATGATTAGGTTGTATAGTTTAATCATGGACAGTCTCCCATAGTTCGTCTACTTCTATACCATCACAGATGTATGAGTAGTCGTAGTTAGGTATCTCAAACAGTTTTACACTGCCATCCTCATTGCGAATGTAATCATCCGCATCGTCATCCCATACAGCTACAGGCATATCCCATACCAGTACGCTGTATGTTTTATCTGGGTCAAACATTATCATTCTCCTTTACCATTCTACAGGGTAGAACACTTCTACCATGCTATCACACTTAGGGCAAGTCAGTATCGTGACCATGCTAACCTCATCACCACGGTGGTCATCAGCGTTGATGTCATGGTCATTGCCCCAGATTAATTCTGTATCTTTACAGTGCCAGCAGTTCATGTGTCAATCTCCTTTGATGATATGACTTGGGTGTTTTCGCCACCCACTAAGCCACGCATCTCTATCTGTGCAAGTATCCATGCTTCATACTCAGATACCGCATCGACAATGATGTCACGCTGCGTTGTTGCTTCTACTTTTACTTCGTACTTAGGCATCATCACTCTCCTTTACAAACAATTCTTGTGGTATCTTATCCCACTCCTCACGCCTGATACGCCACTTGTC